GTCTTTGCATACTTCACATAGATAGTTTGCATCCTCTCTGATCTGCTTGCTCTTCTCTGTCCATGCACTCTTGCTTCTCAGCCTTGACTCTTTGTAACTGTACTTGTAGTGCTTCTTCTCTACATGGCATACATAGCCTTTCGGATGTATCTTTCCGCACCTACTACAAGCATAGTATCCTTGTGCCATTACTTAACTCTCAGCTTTTGCCCTGCGTAAATGACGTTCGGATTGCTGATGCCATTCATAGCCTGTAGCTTCTGCCATGTTGTGCCATATCTTGATGCAATACCTGATAGTGTATCTCCACTTCTAACAGTGTAATATACTGCCTGAGATGCACCTAGCTTCTGGTTTACAATATTCTGAATGGTATTATAGTCATACCCTGCTTGTTCCAGTCTGTTCTTACGGTTGTTACCGTCTCCCCACTGTCCCGCAATAACCTCGTTTGCAATCTGTTCATTTGACTTTCTGACAGGTGCAGCCTTCTTGTTTACAATGTCTTGAATAACATTGTAGTCATATCCTGCTTGTGTAAGTCTGTTCTTGCGATCTTCACCATTTCCCCAAGCTCCTGCAATGACCTCATCTGCAATCTGCTCATTGCTTTTTTTAACAGGTTTTGGCGCAACTGGTTTTGCTTCACCGCTTGGATTCGCATACTTATGCCATGCTGTAGCATCCATATAGGCAATGTCTAAATCAAGGTTGCCAGCATATCCTGCCAATCTTCCACAAGAAGAATACTGTCTGATAGCACATGTGTAATAACCTTCATTCCATGGATGTTCCTGATATCCTGTCGGATTGTTATTCGCATACTGTGCAATCCATAGTCCATAGTCTCCAATACCAGAAACTTCTTTATACAAGCTTGCTGATGAATAGATTAAAGGCTTAACCCCAGTTCTTTCTACAATTCGTTTGCACCAGTTACTAATCCATGTTCTAGCTGGACCACCTGTTCCGCACAGTGCGTTGTTCTGCCACTCCCAGTCTAAACAAAGAATAGCTTCTCCAATATATCCTTGAATGTTACTCAAAAAATAATCTGCTTCTGCTTCTGCACTTCCACCGTTTGCATAGTGGTATACACCTAACAGCTTTCCATTTGCTTTAGCTTGCTGATAAGCTCTGTCACAATCTGGATTAACGTATCCTGTCCCTTCTGTAGCTTTGCAAATTACAAAGTCACATGGCACTTTTGATAGATCAATTCCTCTTTGCCAATTTGAAATATCAATTCCGTTTAATGTCATTTTTTCTGTCCTCTCTAATGATTCTGTGCCCGTTCATTTTCCAACTCCTTGATTCTTGCTTCGTGATCATCCTTGTAATTAAACAGCGTTTTTACACGCTCCGAAACAATAACGAGCTGTTCTGATACTTTTTTTAGTTGTTCAGTCTTTTCACAATTTTCTGCCATCATCTTTTTTGTTGTGTCACAAAAATCGTCCAGTTTCAAATTGATTTTTACAAAATTTTTTTCGACATCCAACTGCCGATTCTTTTCTCGTTCCGTCTGTTCTTCCTGACGTTTTTTGCCACCTGCAAATGTGTTGATTAACGTACATGCAAGCGATGTCAAAGAAATGAGTAATGCGATGCTTACACTTGTTTCAGGAGTCATTTATTCCACCTTTTTATAGTTCGCCGAACTGATTTGTAAACATGCACCAATGCACGTTCCAATTGCCGAAATAGTTCCTGCAATCGCTTCTGCACAATCCCAACCCCAGATTTTGCCGAGTGTGATAATTAATGCTGAAAATGCGTTCGTTCCAACAAGTGCAACCCATTTTAGCCTGTCATATGTTTTATTAGAAAATACCATATTTTACCTTCTTTCATACACAAATTATACTATAATTTTTGCAAAAAAAAAGGCATTTTATGCCCTTTCTCGCTTCCTTTATTTTATCTTTTTTGCTCGATAATGATTTTGCCTTTTTCTGCCTTAACAGTGATTTCTTTTTCGGGATCAATACCTGATTCCGCCACAATCTTTTTTGATATTGCCGTAGTATACGTGTTTACTTTTAAGTCACCACCGACAGTTCTGTATTTCATTTTTGCAAGTTTAGCCATTGTTTACCTCTCTTTCATCCTTCAAATACTCGAACTCTTTTAATAGTTCATTCTTTGTTCTTTCAAACTCCAATTCAATTTGCTTTTGCACATCAATCTTAGTTTGTCTGAACCACTTCTTTTTGAATTTATTTACTGATTCTCTGTAAGTTTCTTCGCTATAGTCACATGACTGCCACCACTCTAAATCGTGCAGCAACTCGCACAGATCATTCATCATTGCATTTAATTGCGAATCATGCATCCTGCCTGCGTATTCATCCTCGATTCTAGAATACATATAGTTATAACTTCCACCGCTCATTCTCAATCCTCCACAAATTCGATTTGTTCTCTTTCCGCACAGAACCTAGCTCCATCTTCAAAAGTAATATCGAATAAATTTGTAGCACTTCCATTCCCTGTTAGCATTTTGTGTACGTGTACAATATCACCAACTTGACCGATATATTCTTTTTTAAGCTTTCCTGTACTACTTATCAATTCTTCTTCGTACTTATCAATAAGACACAGCAATCTAGCTTTACGCATTATTAGATCACCTCGCAATTTCTTAAAATCTCATTGATTGGAACATTATCCGGAACATTTCTAAAAAGTCCGTATTTCTTTATTTCCAATAAAGACACATATCTGTTTATTGGCTTATTTCCAAGATTTCCTTTGAAATTCAGCAATATATAGTATTCACTTTGTCTTAACCTGTATAAAGGCTCCTTGTATTCATATCCTAGTGCTTCAAACATTTCTCTAGCAGTCATCTTCATCGTCTTCTTTCAACTTCTGCCCACAAAAAGGACAACGAGGGTAATATTTGTTTCCATGATAAGTGGGAATAGGCACAACTCCATTATTGCAATTTGGACAACATAGCATCAAATCACCCCATGGGCCAATTTCAACATCTATTGGTTTCTTTGGTGTTTCTTTATCAGCAAGATTCCCCAACAATTGAAAATATACCTTGGCACGAGCAGTCTCTTCTATGTCTGCTGCTTCGCACGCAATTTGATGTTCTTTTTCAAGAACTTGCAACACTTTTTGATATTTATTCATTTTCTTTCTCCTTTTTTAATGTACCCGCCGAGAATTCTCCCTTACTTGTATGGGAGATGAATCGGGCTATCTATAGTATGAAAAGTCTAACCTCATTTTCATACTATAGAGACATGGTCTTTTACTTTGTATAAGTTATCCATGTATTATTCCTTTCTAAGATTTGTACGTTCGATAAAGGTATGTTCTTATAATTTTTGCCTTGTATCGTGATGTACTTTCCTTCTTTATTTTTGAGATACGCTGTATTGGTACCTGAGAACCTTGTAATCCATCCAATCTGTCAAGCATAACGTACTTTATCATATAGACTGAACGTTCTATGCTTATTTATAACTGACTTAGTGTTTTTGCTATTACGTGTAGCTAACGTATTTGGAATACGTCTTCCTTTACGAGGGTTCATTTCATGCAGAGAACGCTTCTTCTTGCTTTCTTTCATAATCTTATTAAGAATGCCACCATCGCCATGTGCTTCTGCAGTGTGACAACAATCACAAATTGCCATATACGAATCTGGATTGTCTGTTGCTCCATTACTTACAAAATGCAGATGGTGCTTACGGAATTTAACAATACTGCCATTCTCACGTACAGAGCCAAATTTCCTGCCACAGATAGGACACTTATAATCATATTTGGCCAGAATATATGCTTTCTTATTCTCGTAGTCATACATTCTTCCAAGCTGGTATTGCTTGCCTTTGATATCTGGATTCTTTACTTTCTGAGTATCAAATCTTCCAACTTCAATATTCACCTTGGTTTTCTTTGGCAAGGCTTCATTGTAATAATCTCGTGATCTTTTTGATGCTAAACTATACTCTTTTTCAATTCTATTTATCTCTGCTTGTTGTTCTTTTGTTGGATTTCCATCGCTCAATGCGTAAAGCACATACATACTTCCATAATACTTTTCTATACACTTATCATTAAGTTCGCAAAGTTTTTTTTGCTTCGTTATACCTTAAATTACATCCTCCATCTGTTTCAAATTCTTCCGGTACATCATCTCCGAATGCTGCACAACAATATTCAGTGCCATATTCGTTTGATTAACAATATTCGAATTCACATCTATTACACTTCATTTTTATTTCTCCACATCCTCATCTTGTGGCATTTGATATACCATTGTTTGTTCGTGTTCGAAATGCTCTATGCTATATTGGATTTGGTCTAAAACTTTTAAAGCTTTTTCTCTCGTTGAATAAACACCTAAAGTATCGCTTCCTTTATCCCAAAATCCTGATATAAAACATTTGTTTTCGTCAACAAAAGTAACTATTACTTCGTTAACGTTTGTTAATATTCTTTTGTTTTGACTTCTAATCCACATCCTAGTACCCCTCTTTAAATATTTGTTCGAATCTTTCTCCTGCCTGCTCAAACATATCCATGTACATACTTAAAATGCACATATTCATAGCTGATAGTAATAGTGTGATAACCAACGCAACTAGCAACCATGCTTGGGCAGTTCGCTGTGTGATCTTCTTATGCTTCTTTTTTTTATTCTGATTGATATTCAGGATGTTCAACTGGTCATTCTGAATGTTGTCTGCTTCTTCAAGCTTTTCTTCTAGTTCTTTTATATACGCATCTTTCTGCGCTTGTGTTAATTTAGCCATTTTCTTTCCCCTCGAGCTTCTTTTCTAATTCCCTTTTCTGATATTCCAGTGTTCTGATTCTTCTTCTGTATTCTTCATACTTGAATATACATTTAGTTGCTTTGTCCTGTTCTTTCTGTACTCTTTTAGCAACTAGAATACTGTATAGAATCAATGTGATTCCACCACCTGCAAACATTCCGCAAATAAAATATGTTAATTCCATGATGTTTTTCTCCTTATCTATATTCCATAACTTCTAGCCACAAAATCCAATAGTTCGTTAACTTTAATCATTTTTGTTTCTTTGTCAATAAACTCAAGAGTGTACATTGAATTATAATTAAATGTTAAACAAGCTTTTCCAGTGTTGGGATATTTTTCTTTGTATTTTAAATACAAACTTCTAAACCAATCGTTGAACATTTTTTCAATTTGTTCATTTTCTTCATAAAAAGATTTGTCTAAGTATTTTTCAAAACCATCTAATCCTTGCATGAATCTTTTTTCTTGTAATTCACATAATCTGTGTTCATTGTTCATGTATTTATCACACATAAACTTTATAAATGATAAATCTGTGATCTCTTTCATGTTTTTTTATCTCCTTTCCTTTACACTATTATTATAACACTATAATATAGAAAATCAAACGTTTTCATGACATTTTTTGACAAATTAAAAAAAGGGATTTTATGCCCTTCCTTCTTTAACTTCCTCTCTTTCAATCTCTACTTGATTTCACAATCTTTAAATTCTTCTTTGTGTGCCCACACTTTAGGCGGTGGGCTTGCCTTTATATCGTTAATTCATTGCTTGTACTTGGCTTGCGCTGAAGAAACTTGCTTTTTTCATGAACATTCTTTTTTGTTCTTCGGTCATACCCTCACTATTTTCAGTTTCCTTTGATACGCATTTCCAGATGTGGAACTGTGCAACAGCTTTCTCGCCTTTCTTCACACAATAGCCGAGCTTTTTCCATGCACAATTGCAATACTTTTTGTTTCTTTTTGAAACATTTACCCGTTTAAAATATCCATGAGCCTTGAATCCTGTGCTTTGTTCTTTCGTCTGTCCTCACCGCTTACCAATACAGGTAGGCACATTTCAATGATACGGCTGTATATTCTGGCTTTGCTTATATCTTCTGTATGGTACAGGTCTGAATATTTCAGATTCGTTGTAACGATCATCGGCTTTCCGCTTCTGTATCTCGCATCAATGATGTTATACACAAGTTCGTTAACATATTCAGTTTTTCGCTCAATTCCTAAATCATCAATAACCAAAAGATCAAACTCGTTAAGGCTATCCAGATATTTCTGCTTTCCTTCATACGTTCCCTGTAATGTATTGATGATTCGTGCAAAATTAGTCACCAGACACGGCACGCCATTGTCAATCAACTCATTTGCAATGCATGATGCAAGAAACGTCTTGCCTGTTCCAACTCCGCCAAACAAGATAAGTCCTTTTCCTTCTTTTCTAAACTTGTCAAACCTTCTCGCATAATTCCTGCACATGTCACTAGCCTTCTTTGATTTCTTATCGTCGTGATCAAATCGGCATTTCTGAAGCTCTCTGTCAGGAAAGCCTGTGTTCCTTAATCCTTCAATTCGTGCCAGTCTGTCCTGCTTTTTTTTCTCTTCTTCCTTCCTGTCATTTTCAGCGACCAAGCATGAACACATTACAGGAACATATAGTCCGACCGCCGACAGCCATTTTCTTCTTGGCTCGTTGCATTTTTTGCAATAAATCATATCGCCTTTGATATATTCAATTTCCTCATCACAATGTTCTAGCATCCTCTTGATTGCTTCTTTTGTTGGTTGTTCACTTTTAAAATCATCTTGCATATTTTTCATAGTTGTAGTCCTTTCTTTTGCTTCTATTTGAAACTATTTGCCGTAAAACATAGCCATGAATTCTTCTTCAGACCCATAACCATTCTGATCGTATTTATTTTCTGGCTGCTTCTCATGCTTTGTATATCCATCCTTCAATAGAAAGATACCTTGCCAGTTATTAGTGATTGACTGATTGAGGATAGCGATCTTTACATCGTCTGTATTTCCTATTTCATCAAGTTTTTTCAACATAAGCTTAAGAGCATACTCTGTCATAGGCTTCTTGATGAATGATCTCATCTGTAAGAATGCTTTCAGTGCATTCTGTAAATCTTCATTTTGTGTATACTCTGCAATCTGTTCATCATACGATTTCGACTTGCTCTTTCTTTCTTTCTTACTTAATGTATTATTTGTATTATTAACTGTATTATTATCTGTATTACTTTCTTTCAAATTCTGAATATCAGCCTTACAATTCTTGATATTCTGCCTTTCAAAATTTGAAAGTCTGCTTTTCAATTCTCGTTTTCTTCCGTCAAAGTTTTGCACGTAAATATATCCACAATCAATCAGCTTTTTTATAGCGGTCGATACTTTTGTTTTGCTGCATTGGCAAAATTCTGCAAGGTGTTCATTGCTTGCATAGCATCCTTTTTCTCCGTTGTCTAGGCTGTCAATTTCCGTAAGAATAATCTTTTCTAGCGCATTAAGCCTAGTGTCTAGCCACACTTTCTTTGGAATCCATACGCCCTTGAAGTCTCTGCTTTCGTTCATGTTTTTGCTTCCTTTCTTTTCTGTATCTTCAATCATGTTAGTGCCTTTCTAACGAAAAAACTGCACAGCTTTAATAGTTTCGCACCCTATCAAGCCATACAGTTCTCGTATCTATTCAGTTGTTTACCCACTCAGCAGGTGCGAACTACTGAACAGACATTATAGTTTATTACTACTCTTTTATATTATCATCAAATTGTGATTAAGTCAACACATTTTGCCGACTTCTATTTCTTTTTGAAACCTGTACCTCTTGTAAGATACGCTCTCTCCGAACCGATTTTTTGACGTTTCATACGCCACATCGAACTGGTATCCCTCGTTCCTCAACTCATATATTCGTGCTGACAGTCTTGTAATTCCTAGGTCTTGAAATGCTTCCATGCTGCTGATGCTTCCAAACTTCTGAATGTAGAATACAATCTTTTCGCGCTGATTCATTGCATATCCCTCCTTGTGACGATCTTTATAGTAAGCTCCGGATACAGATACTCGAACAATTTTTGCTTTAACCGAAAAACGTCCGTAATTACCGCTGTAGAGCCTTTTACGTCCTCGATGATAGTTATATCACCATCACACAAGATGTACCTGAAATCGGCTTTATACACGGTTTTACGCCATGTCTTGCCATTCTTCTTGAATGATGGTATAAGTTCATACTCAGGTTGTAGTTCCAAATCACGAATAACCCCTGCACGTTCCAGAATCTTCAACTGTGCATACCGTTCAGCTTCAAGCTTTGAATCAAATTTGATGCCATCAGCAACCGTCTTTGTATTGTGATACTTTCTGTACAAATAAGTCACCTCACAGATAGTTTTTCCCAAAAATGTCGATGAACTCACTTGTAGTCCATCCATACTCGTCCATCGCTCGTTCCTGCCCCAGTTTTTTCAGATGCATATTAAATTCATACCCTTTACTGTTATGCACGCCGTATGCACTCATGTTGTGATCTTCTGGCTTGATGAATACGACAAGACCATACTTGATTGATTTTTTCCTGTTGGCATTACCGAAAAATATTTCATGCCTGACAGTTCCGTATACCCGTTCTGAATAATATCTGTAGCAGTGTTCCTTCGTGAAGAACATGCCTTCATGCATAATGCAGAACTCTTTCTTTATCATTTTCCGCTGCTTCCGAAGCCTTTATCACCACGCTCGGTATTTTCATCCAATGAATCCACGATGTGAATTCCATCATAAAACACTGGAATAACAACCAACTGTGATATTTTGTCTCCTGTATGCACCAGATAGTTTTCATCCGAATTGTTATACAGTTTCACCATGATTTCGCCTGTGTATCCTTCATCAATCAATCCTGTTGATGTAATGCCGTGATTGACGTTCAAACCACTTTTAGAAACCAACAGCCCTGCCGTTCCATGTGGCAACTGCACATGTAATCCAGTATGGAATAAAGCACTACTGTGTGCCTTTACAAGCTGACTATCACGTGCTTTTATATCCAACCCAGCATCAGTTTTGTGCGCTCTCTCTGGCAAATACGCACCTTTTTCAACGTAAATATTCATTTATTTTTTCCTCATTTCTATATATTTCAGTTTTTCAACCTCATCCGGTGTAAGTACAGGTATGCCTTGTTCTTCACAATCTCTAATCAATCCATCCAGAAGGACGGAGAACTCTTTTGAATCCATATCCGAACTGCCTTTGTAAATTTTGTAATGCGTGAACTCTTTACCATCAAGATCACTTTTCCCGATTGCTTCATAATATCGAAAATAGCCATCAACTTTTATGTCTGACCTGACCGACACAATCTCACACGTGCTGTACCGCTTGAGCATCATGAAATGTACTTCTTCACTGCTAAACCTCATCACGCTCGCCAACTGGTTGAGTAAAGACCAGTAGTACGCATTGGCTGTGAGTGATCTTTTCGATTTCTTCTCTTTGATCTCGTACAGCTTTTCTGCGTCCTGCTGGTCGAACAACCACTGGATGATAGCTTTTGCATTTCCTATCATACCGTTATTACAGCCTAGAATGGCAAATCAGACTCGGATATGTCGTTCCTTGTATTCCCCCAACCATTATCAAAATTGCTATTATTTTGACCGCTAGGGCCATCAGAAGCTATTTCTCGCTTGCGTTCCAAGAAATGAAAGCTTGTCGTAACTACTTCTGTAAAATAATTCATTCTGCCGTCCTTCTCATAGTTTCTTGTATGGATGTGCCCAGTCACTCCAAACAAGTCACCTTTATGAACATATTTTGCGATTGTATCGGCTGCTTTGTCCCACGCAATACAAGGAATGAAGTCTGCGCCGTCTTCCTTTTTTCTTCTGTCAACTGCCAATGTGAATGAGACAACATGCGTTCCGTTCTGCGTTCTCCGCTCTTCCACATCCTTCGTAAGTCTTCCAACAATTACACATGAATTAATTCCTGGCATTATATCCTCCCTTTTTTTAATTGATATTTTCGTGTTGCAATAAGTGCATTTGAACAATTGTATTTTTTTGCAAGTTCTTTGTTCGTCATTCCTTTTTCAAAATCATTTTTAAGTTGTTCCAAATCAATATTGTATTTATTGTGTTGATTCCTCAATCCATAAATTCTGTAATAATTCTGTAACCTCTTAAAAGATATATGTTCTTTTTCCATTATTTGCTTATATGTAAACCCCTTTTCTATATATCTCTGCAATTTTTCTTTTGTGATGTGTGATATTTTTATCAATCCTGTTTTATATGCATGTACAATATTTTCCTTCTGAGTGCACCATTCAAGATTTTCCACACAATTATTTATAGGATTTCCATCTATATGGTTTATGTACGGCTTGTTCATTGGATTTTGAATAAAAGCAGTTGCCACTATTCTATGAACCTTTATGCTTTTTTTCTTTCCATCTTTCGCAAGCTCAACCTTTTTATATCCTGTTGTTGTATTTGATTGTTTTAGAATATATGGCTTTTTTCTTTTTTCGTACTTGTGACCATTCCAATGATATAAGCTTCTTATTTCTCCTTTTTCATTCACTTCATATAATGAGTTGTAATTTTCGATAGATTTCCACATGATTTTTTCTCCACTTTTTCAACTCAATTATACCATTTTTTCTTGCTAGCATCCTACAAACTAACGTTATTCATTTTCTTTTTCCTCTAAAAATTTTTCGATTAATTCCCATGTCATGTCCTCGTTTACAGGGCTGTCAATAACTTTTCTGATGCCATCCCTAAGATGTATGATCTTCAAGAATTGTGCATCAACTCCATAACTTTGCATCAGTCCGATTCTGTACAAATTCAACTGATATGCGATCTTTTCCTTGTTTAATGCACTGACGGTTTTAATGTCCGCAATCCCTGTCTGTCCATCCATCAGCATTGTCATGTCAAGCCTTCCACATGCAATCGGCATATCATCCTTGAAAATCACAATCGGAAGTTCACTGTCCAGAACCTCGAATCCGTATTGTTTCTGCAAAAACCTAAAGTTTCGCACTGCTTCGCTTCCATCATCATAGCCCGAAACATTAAAGTTTTCGATTGCCTTATGTACTGCCGTACCTCTTTGAGCCGCATTATTCAACACGGCAGGTGGTACACTTGCATATTCATTTCTAAACTTTGCACAAAGAATCTGCGAGACACTTGGCAGCATAAGCCCATCATACAGATATGTATGCGTTTCATCGAAATATTCAAGCGTACCGCCTTTAATGCTGAATGTCTCCATTATTTAACCGTGATGCGGATGGATGGTTTTACTTTTGAGATTTTAACGTACATGTCATACACATCAGGATTCTCATCCTTAAATGTCTTTGAGTCAAACCTTTCTGCATCATGTTCTGGAACAAGTGCAATCTTAAGAAATTCGTTGTCTAACTTTAATACGCCGTACTTCTGCATAGCATCAAGAATTTCAGCTTTCATATTGTCCTGTTGTTTCTTGATTTCTTTCGCCTGTTTTTCAAGGCTGATGATTCTCTCGCATACTTCTTCAGGAACAATGATGTCTGTTCCTGTTCTTTCAATAATATTAGTCATTGTTTACATCCCCCATGTAGTTAATTTTAGCGAATAGATATTTACCGATAACTCTTTTGACCGGCTTGTCTTCTGCACCTGCAAGAACACGCAATGTTCTTTCCACATCATCACTAGATGAAATGCAAGCTGCAAGCACGGTTGCCTTTTTTTCTCCGAACTGCGTATCAACCAGAACTTCGTCACCTTTCTTGATGTCTGAAAAAGCAGGTGCATAGAACAGGTATTTTTTACTATCACCAGTGTGCTGGCATACTACAAATTGTACGAATCTACTCATGATCATTCTCCTTTCTTTGCTTCATAAGCTTTCCGATCAACTCGCTTGCTTTCGACATTGGCATATCTTCAAGCTTGTCGATTTTGTTCATCTTTAACAGCTTTTCAAGATTCTCGCCTGTATAGTTCTTGCTTAATACTTCGACCTGTCTCGGTGATGCCTTACGCTCCGTGCTGTTCGTTGCTTCATCATCGTTACCATCCGTATCTTCTTCAGTTGCCATACCAAGGAATGCACCTAATGAGTAACGTTTTCGGTATGTGATCTCTGCACCTTCATCCTGAAGCTTCGCACCTTCCTTAACTGCAAATGGGTAAGTGTTTGTCTCGAATACATGTCCGCTCTTGTGTACCAGAATACAGCGAACACCGTTTATTCCGTTCTCATCAACTCCAATAGGCTGTAGCAAGGCAAAATTATTATTTTCTTTAATCTTGTTTAAGATATTATCAAGTGGTACATAATCAAATGCCTTGTGCATCCATTCCCCTGTTTTTCTATTTTGCACAGAATAGTTGACCTGTGCGGACTTTTCAAGCCCTCTCAACTGATTTACCAGCTCAATTAAATCAGCTGCTACATCTTTTGTAATGTTTTCAAATCCTATCATTTTTCTTGTTTTCCTTTCTTTTTGAAACATCCAATTCGTACTGTTTTACGATTTCTCTTAATTCTTCTGCGTTACCGCTTTTTACGATTTCTGCTACGATTTCAAACATGTTTTCAGCTCCCAATTATTAAACTTGCATTTTCCTTACCAAATACCTTGCAGAACACTTTGGCAAGCTTTGTAGAAGGATTGTGCGTTCCTTGCTCAATACAAGCATAATGGCTAGTCGATACCCCAAGCATTCCTGCTACATCTTTCTGAGTATATCCCTTTGACATTCTGAATGCTTTCAGTTCTGCTCTTTTCATTTCGTGCCCCCCTTTCTTGCCTACATTATAAACCCATGTCATCAAATTGCAACTACTTTTCATCTTTTTTTGATTATTTGCTGTTGTTTCAAATAGCTACGATGAAGCGACAGACCTCACACTGCGCATCGAGTCTCTGTTTCACGATCTTCCTGAACCTGAGAAGGATGAGCTGTATCTGAAGATAATGAAACTGTACCTTGACAGCAAGAATGTTTCTCATTGAAACCATCTGTCGAAAAAAAAGAGTTGTCTAACTCATATTCAATTTTGAGATTTTCCTGTTCAGCATAAAGATTAAACAACAACGAATATATTTTTTCTGCGTCCATATTTTCACCGCCCATCATCGGCTAGTATGGACTGCTTTTTTTATTTTCAAACAAACGGAGGTATTTTTATGAGAAAAAATCTGCGAGTAGCAGGATATGCTCGTGTTTCCACTGACGAACAAAAAAAATATGGATACTCAATACAGGCCCAGACTGAAGAAATAACACAAAAGATATTTTCGCATCATTTCTCCTGCATCAATCAGTCCATCATACTGTCGATTACGTAAACAATAAATACGGACTGTCTCGGCCTTACATGTCATATATGCACATTCTGAAGAATGAATTTTATGCAGGCTCATACCGTGGTAATTCCAACTACGCCGAACCATACATCACGAAAGAAACATACAATGCCGTTCAGGACGCATTACAAGCCAATATACGCACTGGAATACAACGTCATGTATATTTATTTACTGGACTTTTAAGATGCCCAGAATGTTGTTCTAAGCTTGTTGGAGTGAGCCATCCAAAAGGTGGTAAACGATATTATTATTACCGTTGCAACAATGCCCACTCGGTTCATACCTGCACACACAAAAAGCACTATGCGGAGCTGGCAACAGAAAAGTATCTTCTTTCTAATCTTGATAACCTGCTTAAAGATCATATAGCCACAATATCAAGCATCACTTCTGAAACAAAAAACACAACCGAAAAGGAATTAAAAGAATTAAGAAAAGAGCTTGATAATCTGAATTATATATTCATCAAAAAGCGAATGCCTGTAAATACCTATGAACGTTTATATGCTGAAACGGAAGACAAAATAAAAAGGCTTGAATCTTTCAAACCTAAAAGCACGGACCATCTTAACCAATTTCTGAACAGTGGTTGGTGCTCAATATATGATAACCTCACACGTGAGAACAAGCGCACACTGTGGCAAAATGTCCTTGATTCTGTACATGTTTCCCCTGATGGAATAGAAGTTTTTTTTCAAGTAAAAAGCAGACATTTCTGCCTGCCGTTTACTAGGAGAATTTCATGCCCAAATGTCAACTAAACCCTACGCCTATAATATACACCAATCAATCACCTAATGCAAACGGTGATTTTTTCTTTACTAACATTATGTGACCTGTAGGCTATGACAAGTTAGTATAGAATTTCACGCATAAAAAAACAGCCCGCCGAATACCCTCGACAAGCTGAGAAAGGAAGTGGTGAGCATGAACAACACCACGTTCCTAGTATATCATAATTTTGCTTAATAGCCAACCACTCTCGTGATGTAAATCGCATTTTCTGCTGAATACGTTGAACCGTTATTCTTAAGCGTTATCTGGTAATTCTGACTGAATGTAATAGTTGAACCCGACACACTCACAAGAGCAAACTTTGCAAAGTCATAATCGGAAATATAATGTATCGTCCCCAGATGCACAAGTTTTCCGTTCGGACTGAATACTTTGACACTTCCACAAGCATTATCACCTGATGATCTGTAAAAGATTTCAAGATATGTGTAATTTTCCGCACTGTCTGACAATGTGACAGTTCCTGCTGTTCCATTTGCACTGTTGTAAAGCACATTACCACTAATACACACGCCATTGACTTCAAGGCTTTTATCGTGTTTCGGGAAACAATTCACACCGAAGCTGTATTTCTTGATGTCAACATATGCGACCGGAATCCCCTTCGGAAGAATCAGATTGTAGGTTGTCTTTCCTATTCTGTCGGAAACCTCAATCTGTACGTTCCACTCGTACTCGTTATCAGCAGTAAAATTCGTATCGGTGTTATTCTTGATTGTTGCATAACTTCCATATGAGCTGTCAGAAACCTTCTTTGTTCGATACCTGATTGCGACTGTATTCTTTCCGCCTATTGACGCATAGTTTGCATTTACGTTTAATACACTTTCTGAATAATAGTTGCTCTTTCGGTTCAGTTTGATAATCGCACTCGGCAAGCTCCAATCATACACAAGAACCGTGATCTTTTTCTGGCCCACATTTCCCCTTGAATCAACGATTTTGACGGTCACTTCCGTGTCGTATGATACATTTACCACGCCAACATTTATAACGCCTGTAGAGCCTTTTAACGTGCCTGTATACGCATTACCATTTACAACCGCTGTCAATGTTTTCAGCGTGGCACTGTTTAATGCCTGCGCATTGCTTACGCTGATTTTCAATGTCGAGTTATTCCTGATAATGTACTGATTATCACCAGTGATTGCAACAGTTTCCGAATTTGAATCCTCATATGAAGCATCAAGTGTCGGATTAGAATTTACAACGTGCGCAATAATGGCACAGCTTGATGTTCCTATAACCGTGCTGCCACTATACGTTGTGACAATGATTTCTCCATTCATGGCATTGCTGTTTGGCATTTGTGCATAAAGATTAGATGCAATCCTATCTGTATCAAGTGTAATGTTATCTGTTACACCTGTGCCGATTGTATAGCTGTATGAACCCAACTTCAACACCACTGTATGCGTAAATACTGATGATTTTCGGTTCATATGCACCACAATAGTATCGCCGATATTAAAGTCTGGAGAATTGTTCGGCCATGTGTTCAAACTTGGCTGTGATGCTCTGCCAATATCGGGAAGGCTCCAACTTCCAGAACCTTTACAGTTTACGCTCGTAACATAAATTGCACACTCTGCATATGCGCTGAAACTCTTTGCACCGTTGGTATCGTGACCGATTGCAAGCTCTCCAGATGCCACAACCGTACCTGTATATAACTTTATTCTAGTGTTTGATTGATAAACAACAGTGCCGTTTACAGTGCACTTGAAAGGGCCTGCCATATACCAATAGCCTGACTTGATTCCTGCACCCTTCAAAGTCCACGAAATGACAGACTGATTGTTTACGGTGCTTTGACTTTTTAATGACCAATCAAACTGTAAGCATGCACCATCATAAGCTGATGTTTTAAATGTTCCTGATGTCGCCATATCATACCCCTACTATACCGATGCCGTCATTTGTAACAGTATCGCCATCTTTTACAGTTATCTGAATAAATCTCGCCTTGTTGCACAACGTGATCTCTTCTTCAATGACGGATTTTTTCTGATGGAACTCGTCACCTGAAACCCAGAATGTTTTTGCGCCTGTACGGTCATATCCTGTGAAACCAACGTAATTATTAACCACAAGATATGAACCGTCAAGTCCATACATAATAAGCCCGTTTTTGTCCAGTTTTGCAATCAGATTGTTTGCTTCATCGTATACCTCAATCTGTCCATTCTGATTGAGGTTTGAGCCAAGTTTCAGCGTACCGCCCTTTATCATGTCCGCAACTAAATTTATAACATTGATATGTTGCATATTTAACACATTGTCAATCGTCCATGCACTTTCAAAATCTCCATTGATTCCAGTGCTTGAAAATCCGATTCCACCGCTGTTGATCATAATAACGTGGTGCGCTTCTTCCTTTGGTAACGCATCAACCACAAGAATTTTGTCTCCTTCATACACAACATACGAATTGCCAAGCATGCCTAGAATTGTTTCCTGCGCATTTCGAATTGCATCTGAAAACACAACCTGTAAAGCAGAATTGTTTTTCTCAACGCTCTGCTGAATTGTTGAGCTTACTGTTCCCATAAGGTCAGAAACTTTTTGTTGAAAGTTCCCAAATTCAAGCTCTGTATACTTCATCAGAATGCAATCATAATCATACGAAATAACATGCGTTGTAATATCTACACCCATCGGCTCGTCAATGACTTCGATTGTATCTCCAATGTCTGTCAGCTTTTCGAGATTAGCCTTGAGTGTGTAATTCACTTTTGGAACGCAATTCTCGTCAACATATGCCTGTCCCTGCTTTCTCAAATCATCAATAAGTGCATTGTTATATGCTGTCTCATCAAGATGTCCTTCTGCATCCTTGTATAAGTCTTGGTCAACATTCTGATTGAAAGACACGACTTTTGTAAATGGAATATCATACTGTGTTTTGCTGTAAAGATAAACCTCGTTCAAAAGCAAGCCATCTTTTCCAACTGGCATAAGTTTTGTGACCACACTGTCCCAATTTGCCGTGCATGTCATTTCTTTAAGATTCTTTTTGTATCGTACCGTAACCCCGTTATCACGCCCGATAGTGCTCATGATACCGAACTTGTAATTGTCACGTACAAAGTGTCCACCCCAACGCTCTAGAACCGTGCTAAAAGCGTCATACAGCGATGTTCTCACGCACCTATATGAATCTACAATTGCAATATCAGAATACGTCTGAAATGGGCTAGGATTGTCTGTGGCACTGTTCAAATGGTCCATCGCATCATTGCAATTTTTATCGACCACATAACTGTCAGCAATCACATAGTTTTGAGCATCATACGAAATGTGCTGAGCCTTTATCGTGATCTTACTCTTTGTTTTTTCTGGATTCTTAATGCGGAAAGCCTGTGCACCTTGTGGAGTATCTGCAACGATAATCCTGTTTGCTGTCAAAATATCAACATAAGAAATGTCTGCTTCAACATTCAAATAAAATTTGCCGTTATCTTCCTTGTGAACTTTTGCTTTGAATGGCTGAATGACTGCATCGCCGTTGCTTGAAAAGTCTGTGTCTGTTGTTCCAAATAATTTAATCATGTTTAAACCTCACATACTTAATGAAAAAGGCGCTCGTTGCGCCTGTCTTTTTTTCCTACAATTCGGCTAACGCTTTTTGTACAGCGTCATGCCATCTTTTAGGCACTTCTTCCAGTGTCATTCGGTTCATCTGAATCTGTCTTACGTACCACTTTACCATGGCTATTCACCCCCTACGATTTCTGCAAGTGAAGCGATGGCTTCATTGATTGCTGTGATGTCAGCTGTGTTCTGCTCAGATGTATTCTGTAGTGCCTGAATTGCCTTTGTTGCGTCTACAACAGCTTCTCTTGTTTCCTTAACCTCGAGAGTTACTGTAGTTGTGTTCTCCTTGGTGTTTACAGAGATTCTATTGCCTAGGCTGTATCCTTTCGCTGTCAGAACTACCTCACCAAGTTCGTTTAGAATTTGGATGTCTGCGATCTGTTCAGCTGTTAAAGCTTCTATAACTTCCTGGTATCCACTACCTAATATGGTTACTGAAACTTCACCTTCTTCAGCATTGAATTCTTTAATTTTTAATTCCGTGCCATCTTTCAAGGCCAGCTTTTTTGTTACTTCAATTTTTTCTTTTTCCATTTTTCTTCCTCCTTATGCTGTGCGTTTCCAAATGTTAACTGCTAGATATGGTTGCATATTGTTATGGGCGAGTAGACCGCCTGCAGGAGTCGTCATGTATTCCGTATGTCCAAACGTATTATCACCATCAACAGGTATATACCATAGGTTCCCATCAGCCACATTTGTTGGCCACGATGATATTTTCTGCCCGTCACCACGAATAACTTGATGTGTATGTGGCGGCATCTCGCTGACGGTTAGTTGGTGTGTTGATTCTCCACCAGTGCTTGCAAGTACGTATTTATCTCCCGCCTGTATTAAGCACTGCCCTTCAGCAATCTTTGACCATGTTCCACCGAATGATGTATTCGGGTTAAAGCTAGAGCTAATGCTCATGTAGATACTTCCAACTGGATAAGCCTGAAGCGGTCCAGGCATTTTAGCTTTTATCTTTCCCCAGAAGTATTTAAGTCCTGTTTGATCTAAATATTTAGCCATTTTTTCCTCCTTAGCTAGCGACTATCGAGTCGATATCTGAATTGGTAATTGCCGAGAAACTTGTTGTGCTCAGATTATCCAATTTAGTTTTATCTACCGAAGACATCAATCCATTTGCATTCTGTGTCGCAACTCCATATGTTGTATTGTTATCCTGCTGAGTGAACGTAAATGTTGTTCCGTCTAGTGCCGTTGCCGTAAATGTCGTTCCTGATCTTGTAATGCTTTTAATCGCCTTTGACTGATCATAGTTTGCAACATCACCTAGACCTACTTGTGATTTTGTGACTCCATGTGGATTGCTTTTATTGCTTATATGGGTTCTGGCTGCGGAATCCTTTACCGTGTATGTTGTCCCGTTTGGTAGTTTGATACTTGATACATCAGCCATTCAAGCAACCTCCTTTATTTTGATGTAATCGTTGCGCTTGTGCCTGTAAATGCTGGTGCGGATGCACTAGCAGACTTAATGCCTGTTGCAACGGTTACCGCTGTTCCTTTTGTTGGCAAAGAACCCGCTGAAAATCCAAGTGTTAGAACTTCATTTGAAACCGATGCCGTGAAACTTGGCAATGTGCCCACACCACTGATAGGCGTAACACTCGCTGTATTTACAGCAACCGAAACAGTCGGTGCGGATACTGAACCTGTCGGTGTATATGATGCACTCGCAGAATCCTTAAATGCCAGTCCTTTAAGACTGCCTGTGCTACCAAACTCGTGCCACTTATTATCAGATGTAGACCACACAAATTCAAGCGACTCGTATATTACAACGTCACCGTTTGATGGCGTATAATCTGCATTATTGATCTTAATTGGTGATGTGCTAGAGCCATTCGCAAGTGCCGTTGTTGTAACTCCTGCATAATACATAGCACCTGTTGCAGATCCCTTTAGAATGCTAATGTCATGTCTTGCTGTTGCATCTTTGATGTCGTAAGTTGCTCCACTAGGTAATGTAATTTCTGAAATATCTGCCATTTTTAACCTCCTATAATCAGATGTTCTTCGTTAACGGTATACGTCGTACCACTGTTCCATTTCATCCTGTCTGTACGTGATACGTGTATATCTGCATTGTTTGTATGTGTGTTTATTTCGCTGTTCAGATTTTCAAACTTTTTTTTGGCTTCGCTTGCGCTCTCAATATCATAATCCGCAAGTGCTTTGTTTCCCTTTACATCTACATTGTTGATTTTAGGGATATTTGTTAATCTGTTATAATCGTCT